TGTGGTCGGCAAACCATTGGGCGACAGAGTTCAAGCCCATCAAAAAGAGTTGGCTATGATCTCGCGATAGCGCCCAACTCCCAACATCGCCCGTTCCTAAGTTGAGAAATTGAGCCAACGCGGCTTTGACAATCATCGTGTCGTGATGCTGAATTGCTTCAACGAAAGCTTGGTTTGCCCTTTGCCCCGCTTCAGCGCCGATGATTTCAATGCTGTAATCTTCAGGTAGCACCATCGCAGCCCGTTCATGTCCTCGCATCGCCTCCAGCATTTGCAGGAAAGTCTGTTTGTCTTGTTCTGAAGTGCCAGCGGGGACTTTGCCGACAGGAATTCCGACCGCCCAACGCTCAAGTGCAATTGCTTGAAGTTTGTAAGCAAGGTCTTTGAGAAACCAATGTTTGTATGCAGCTCGAAGGACGGAAACGCCGTAGGGGTTGCCAAGTTCACGGCGCCAAATGAAGACGAGCAATTTCTCAATAGGGATGTCAACTTGCCGAAATCGTCCTTGCGGGTCAAAACCAACTTGCCGAACTCCTGCTAAGCCGCCTGTTTCGTCAAAAAGGAAGCGTTCAATGGTTTGCGGATGTCTTGGGGCGAACTTGCGCCAAACGATAAAGTTATCCCGCTCCTCAAAGACCTTCTCAAAGACCACAAAGCCGTAGAAGAGTGCTAAAAGAGCATCCCGAAGGAAGTCGTCAAAAGTGTGAGTCATGCCGCCGAACAGGTTGTCATAGACCAAATCAGCCGCTTCTTTTGAAGTTGGGTCGTCGGAAGCGGGCTGGACATCCCAGTCGGTCGCTCTGATCGGCAATGTGATCGCCAACTCAAGGGCTTGAACGGTCGCATCGGAGCGACGCATTCGGGTGTAGACGGCGATAGAGCGGGGAAAGGACAGTTCGGGCAAATATTCGTCGGCGCCCAAGTTGGTCAAAAGGTAGCCGACCCCACTGCCGCCAAACCCTAACTCGGAGCGAAGTTGCTGCGGTGAGAGTTCCTGAAATGACTGTTTTGGCTTTTTCCACCAGCCCCAAAGGCGCATCTTTGTCGCCTCCAATCTTGGGACGCGGGTCGCGGGACGCTCTTCCCTCTTCGTCTCCCGTCCCCTTCCGTTCCGTCCCTCGCCCCTCGTCCCTCGTCCCTTTCCGTTTGGACGGCGTCTGAACGGGTCTCTCGCAAAATTGAGCACATTAGTACACTAGCGTGCTCAATTTTGCGCAAACTTTTGCCCTACAATCGCCTTGTAGGGGGCACCCCTATATCGGAATACTCCCCTCGCCCAAAAAGCCCGTCAGACGCCAAAATGACGGCGATTAGCGACTGGCGACTTGCGACTGGGAAACGGCAGGAAATGGCGACTGGTAACTGGCGACTGGAAGAACGGCAAAAAGAACCAGTCGCTAATCGCTAATCGCCAGTCGCTATTCGCTGCCGTTTATATGGATGCCAGAACATCGTCTAACAGATGACCTGCGTCGGGTGCGGTGACGACCTCGGCGACATCGTGGCGGACACGGATGACGGTGCTTCGGGAAGGCTCGTCACGGTAGCGTTCAACGACGAAGTTGGAAAGGGTCGGTCGATAGCCGAAGGCGGGTTGGTTGATGGCTGGTCGTTGGGGAACGAAAGCGATGACGACCCGATCGCCCCAGACATACTGTAAGTTCGGCGTGGCGCCTTCAACGGCAGTGTCCATCACCATGTCGCCAATGACCACTTCCCGAACTTCAAGCCATCGTGCAAGGATTTCGGTCGAGAAAATGGCATTGGTGAACTTCAGCCGGTCAGCAACTTGGGTGTGTTCAATCAAAACTTCCCAGACGGGTCGGGCAACGACGACGGTCGTCGGGCGAACGCCGATTCGTCGACTGACGGCAACGATGGCGTTCTTCAAGTCAGTGATGGGCGTTGAGCCCGACTGATCCCACTTTGTTGTGGGAACAGTGCGGTAGTTCGCAGAAGTCAAAGCATTGACGACGGCATCCCTCGCCCGAACTTCCGCATCCAAAGTCAACATGTCAACGAGTTGCGTTGTTGCGGCAACAAATGGGTCAATGGGGTTTTGGCTGGCAGCGACATCTCGGTCGTCAACGGCAATTTCAAGGGCATATTCCTCGCAGAAGAACTTCACCGATTCAACTGACCAATGGACGCGTCTTGCTTGGCTTCCCCGTCCCCGTCGGGCAGACTCGCGGCGAAAGGCGTCCTTGCCAAATCGGGCGATTTGCCCTGAGACGGACGAGACGGGCAAGGTGGGCATCAAGTTTTCGGCGACCGCCCCTTGCACGCGGTAGCCGATGGCTACTTGCGTCAATACAGGGTCAACCAAAATCACATCCTTGACATCTGTCACCTGCGGCATTGTTCACTCACCTCCGTCAGAACTCAAAGGGTGCAAGCAAAACTTCAATGACTTGTCCTGCTGCAGTCGCTGCCGTCAAAGCGAAACCGAGAACGCGTTGTTGCCCCGTCGGCGGGTTGTTGGAAGCGGCGCCGTGATTGTGGAAAGCCCCTGCTGCTGACACTCGCCCGTTGGCGGCGGCAACGACGGGGCTTCCGATGCTGATAGCGCCAGCGGCGACGGCTTTGCTGATGCCGTAAAGCATCACTGATGCCGTCTCGCCGTTGTTGGGCTTGTTTTGCAGGATGCCGATGGCTCGCTCGTTAGCACCTGCCAAAACGACGCGTCCCGTCGTAGCGTCCAGCCTGACGGGAGCGAAGGGAAAGTTTCGCAAATCCGCCCCTGCCACAAAGGAAATGACTAACGCTTCCCGATAAGTCGCCATCTCTCATCACCTCACTTGTGGACTTTGTATTCACTGAAAACAAGGTCGGGTCGCTCCGAAGCGGCGATGCGAATCGCGTCAATGAAGTTCAAGTTTCGCTCTCGGGCAATTTTCTCGGCGTAAGTTTGCAAGGTTTCAGTTTTCTCGTCAGGCTCAGTGGCAGAAAAGCCGAGTTCGCCCAACGGGACAAATTGAATGGACTTGATGGCGTCCATCAACTTGCCCGCCAGTTCGTCGTTTAACTCCGCGAGAACTTCAACGAACTTGTTGCGACTGGCAGGAGCGAGAGCAACTTTGCCCTCGCTGAAACGCAGTGATGCCAACTCGTCGGCAAACTGTCGCTTCCGTTGCTCCGCCTTTAGCCGTTGCACCTCTTGCTCTAATGCAACGACTTTGGCGGGATCAAGGGTTTGCTGCGGCTCATGAGCGATGTTCTTTTCCTCGCTCATGCTTTCACCTCCTTCGCCGAATTTGCTTCGCAATCGTTCGGCAATGGACCGAACGCGTTCTTTCACATCGCTGGGCAAATCAACGCCCCCACGAGCGCCCGCAAGGATTGCCAAAACTTGGACGACGGCTCGGAAGATGACACGGGGTTGACCGTTAACGATGTCAACAACAGGAAGTTTGTAAGAGCTGAACAAATCTGGATTGGCTCGGTCGTAAGCGAGAAACCGCCTCCGATATTTCCGCCATTCATCGCTGCCCCATTCTGATGGGTCTCTCTCTGAAACCCACCTTCGCCATCTCCGCTCGCTTTCGTCAGCGTCCCATTCATAAGAGCGGTCATCGTGGATCGGAAATTGCAGGGGGTCATCGTTTGCCGTCCAATCAGGGTCGGCTGCTGCAAGTGCTGTCAAGCCCTTGAAAAAGGGTCGGTTGGTCAATGCGATGCCCGTCAAAACATCTTCGCCCAAAATCTTGCCTGTTTGCGGGTCAACGGCTCCGCCAAGTTCCACGCTGACATACTTGAAGCGTTGTTTTTCAATGGCTTCCTTGCCGATGTCCGTCCACTCAATCAACGCGTAAAGCCCATCTTCCCGAACTTCCAATGCCCGAACCCAACCTGCTGCGCCCAAAGGTGTGTATTGATGCTCAAAGTTGACAGGGACATCGCGACCCAAAACGCCCGCATCAAAGTTTCGCTTGATTGCCTGCAAAAAAGCATCGTCAAGTTTGATTGTCCGTCCATCGCGTTTGAAAACGCCTTTCGGTAGGATGCGAATCCAGTCAGCGAATTGCAATGACTCAACGAACTCTATTGGCTTCACCATGACACACCCCCCAGTGATGGCACCAAAGGCGTCCCAGCAAACCAATCCGCCCTGATTGGCTCGGCAGGCATCGCCCTGAGTGCCCTTGCCGTTTCGGCGACGATGCGGGCGTAATCAATGGCGCGACCAAAGTGGTCTTCTCGTCCTTTCGCATAATCCCGTTTGCCAGTCTCATCAATCTCAATGATGTAGTTCTGCAAATGCTTGACGACTTGCTCAGTGATGGGGATGTTTTTGCGCGGGAAGATGATTCGTCCCGACAGCACCGCATCAACCGTCCCGTCCATGAGTTCAACTCGTGGGATGGAGAGGGTCTTGATAGGTTGCCCTGTCTCCTTGTCTTCTTCGCTGATTGACATCCTTTGCCCGCCAGTATCGTAAACCAAGACGCCTTTAATTTCTGGGGCAAGTTGTCTGAGTAACTTTTTGGCGCTGTCTTTGTAGGGCATGGCGTTGACGGCGATAGCGGAAACTTTCAGCGAACGAACTTTCTGGGCAACCCGCTCCCACTTGTCCACGCCCGAAATCTCTTCTGCCCAAACGAGCGCCAAAACTCCATCGGGAAGTTGTTCAAGGACGACAAGATGCAGCCGATCGCCGACATCCACACCAGCAAAGCGCCGATTAAATTCGGCGAGGATGCCTAAATCGTGAGTGCCATAAACGCATTTCTCTGCCGTAATCGGTTGCCGCTCGCCGCCAGAGTAAGGCAAGCCCAAGATGGAGTTGAAAAAGCGTTCCTTTCGTCGCAGCGAAAATTGCGCTTGATGCCACAAACGAGCCACATCCGTCGCTGTCATCGTCGCCGAATAAAGTTGCGTCAAGTGATAGCCGTGAGCGTCCCTGTCGGGATATTTGGCAACCCATTCTTTTTCAAGCGACAGTGGATCAATTAGCGACTGGCAGAAGGGACAGCAATAGGAAAACTTCCATCGCCCATCCCAAGTCGTGGCATCCCAGTCGCCGCCCCACAAGGCAGGCTTGTCTTCAACCGTCGCCATCAAAACTTTCGGGAAATGCTCTTCCATCGCAAACCACTGCTTGCATTTTGGACATTTGAGATGAAAGTATCGCTGATCCGTCATCG